AACCGTTTGACGTCCACACCCGCGTGTCCGCCGTGAAGCACGCGAACCCCCGACGGCCACCAGCAACGGCCTGCACGATGGTCGCTGCAATCCCCGCAACCACGAGCGCGGCTGCAGTCAACGTCGCGCTTGATGTTTCCCCGCCGACGCCTTGCGCCACCGGCGGAACACTCAATCCCTGTGCATTCGGACCCGTCGAGTCGGCGACCGCGTTGTCCGCCTGGATAGTGCGGTGCACCGTCGTGATCATCCGCGGAATTGATGCGAGCGCGTCGATGATCGACCGGATGCCTGACTCCACGCCCCCAAAGTCGATCCCGAACGCGATGATAATCAACGTCGGAATCAAGGACAGGCCGGACATCAATTTCGCCACCGCGTCAAGCGCCTGCGTGACTATGCCGGAGACCTCAAATTGCCAAGGCGCGTTGGGTGTCACGATCTCAATGATGCGCGTCCTGAGATCTGCAAGTTTGTCCAGCGCATCGGTCACGATACCCCTGACGGTAACCGTCCACGGTTCTGCGGGTTCGCGCAGGCTCGTCGTGCGCTCCTTGATGTCATCCATCGACGCGACTGCGTCGCCAGTGTCCGCTGTCACCTTGATGGCGACATCCCGACCCATCAACGTGTCGAGTTTGTTGCGGACCTCGTCATACCCGCTCAGTGCGAGATTGACGAGGATTTCCATGCCTTTGAGACCAGGCACGACGAACTCGGCAATATTCCATAGCACCTTGATATTGATGTCCGCGAATGTTGGCAGTTTCAGGACCGCAACGTCCCACAGAACCTTGATGGTTGCAACGGGATTGGTCACAAGTTTGGCGATCCACCCGATCAGTTCCACGATCGAGTCGCGCGCTTCGGCAAAGATCTTCGGCCATTCGCCGATTCGTGCGCCCCATGCCATGACCCAGTCGATGCCAGCCTTCAGCGCGTTGCCGAGCGCGCGCAGGTAATCCCACACCGGCTTCAGCAGTCGCGCGACGAATTGCAATCCCGCACCCAACAGGCGCATGACCAGCGTGAACGCCTTCAGCGCAATGGTCAAAAACGGCAACACCGCACGGCCCATGTCAAAGAGCATCGTCATCACCGGCCGGATGACTTCTAAGACCGCCTTGAACGCCTCTCCGGCGGCTGCAAGGAAGTCCTGGAACTCCTGCGACGCGGTGATCGCGCCAATGCCCGCGTCAAGGTCCGCCAACAGGTCGATCATGCCCCGCAGGTACTGCTTGGTCAGCGGTTCGAGCGCCTTGCCAAGCGTCGCCAGACTGCGCGTCAGTTTCGCGTCCATCGTGGACGACAGGCCGGTAACGCTTTGTGACGCGCGCTCGGTTGACCCGCCGAACTTCTTGCCGATCTGATCAATGAGTAGAGGCAACGCCTTTTTCGAAAGCACACCGCCCTTGTTGATCATTTCTCCAAGCGCGGACACTGTCATGCCCATTGCATCCGCAAGCATGGCCTGCGCCGGTATGCCCGCTTCCGCAAATTGGTTCAGTTCCTCCTGGCTGACCTTGCCTTTCAGGAGCATCTGCGCAAACGCCAACGACGCGCGACTGAACGTGTCGGCGCTGCTGCCACTCACGTCTGACAGTCCGGTCATGACCTTGGTCAGGTCTTCGGCTGCTACGCCTGCGCCCAAGAGTCTCTGCGCGGCTTCCATGACGCTCTTGTCATCGAATGGCGACCAGTCGGCGAAGTCCTGCAGTTTCTTGAAGGTCGCATCCGCCTTTGCGGCGTCGCCGGTCAACCGTAGCAGCGTATTGCGATAGCCTTCGACTTCCGCGGCTGCGCTGATGCTCGCCTTGACGACGGCAATGGTGCCTGCCACAAGCGCTGCCGTGGCTGCGACCGCAACGCCGATCCCGATGGCCGCCATGTTGGCACCGCCACCGACCGACGTCAATGCCCGCGCTGCGCCGAGCGCGCCACCGGAGGTACCGGACATCCCGGAGTTCAGTCCGTTCAGTGCCCCGTTGATGCGCTTGAGCGCCGGGGTCGCCTGATCATTGACGACGGCATTGATGCGCAGGTTCGCGACGTTCGCCATGGTTACCTCTTCCGGTTCGCCCGTGCCTTGCGGTCACGCTCTTGCCGGACCTGCGCCTCGTAACTTTCAACCAGGAGCAACCGTGTGCGCCAGAGCGGTTCAAGCCGGACGAGTTGTTCCGGCGTCCACCCGTAGCGCCTCATCAGAAGCACATCGGACGTCCACGCCGGACCCTCGGCCCGCCCCTCTACCCAGTGCCAGAGTCGCTCCCGCTCGCTTTTGGGACCGTCACCAGTTCCCCGACCAAGGTCAGGATCGCCTCGACGACGTGCGCCGGTAGCCGGTCCAGAGTTTCCGTCGTCACCGGCACTGGCAATTCCTCGCCGGTATCGACGTCCGTCAGTGACCATCCCGTGATCATTGACGCCACCTGCGCCAATGACCGCAGGAACTCATCCTCGATGGACGATGCGCGGATCATCCGCGCCTTCGTCGTCCACCGCATCGCCTCGGGATGTTCGACGTCGACCCAGTGCCCCGGTTCCCCGGATGCATCGAGTGCCAGCCTCACGGTGCGAAGTGGTTTCGCGTATCCCATTGCTTCCCCTTAATATGCTGTCTGGGTGTTATTCAGGACGAACTTGCACGGTCCGCTATCGGTCGTGTTGTACAGGCATCGGCCGGACAAGGTGATCTGGTACAGGCCTCCCCCGAGGTCGCGCGTCGCGGGACCATCGCCGAATGACGCTTGGGTCGCCGTGAAGACGAGCGAGCGCAGCGTGGTCGTTGCGCCGTACGTCCAAGTCAGGACGATGGCGGACTCGTTGAACGCGCCGGACGTTCCCATGTATTTCGCGAGATCGTCCACGGACGATGTGCCCGTGTCCAGACTGATCGAGAACGTCGCCTCAAGTGGCTGCTCGTCGATCCGCGACGGGTCACGGCTTCCGGTCGTGTGCACCAGTTCCTGACCGCGCGCGAGGGTAAGTTCAAACGACGTGACGCGGTTCTGCGCGCTCCCGCCAATCGACACGGTCGTGTCAATGCCGATCCACGGCTTGTTGGTTTCCGCGGTCAGCGACGCCGTTGCGGTTCCGCCCGATACACCAGTGACCGAAACCATCGAGGTCGAGTGCGTAAGCAGGCCATCGGCTGCGGTGAACGCCAACCGCAGTTCCGAGACCTTCGCCCCAGGGTACTCGCGGTACGCGATGGGATTGGCGTCCTCAACCGTGAATGACGGCACGGCCGATCCGAGCGTGATCGTGTGCGGGTACACACCCGACACGGCGGTCCCCGTCGAAACGGTACCCATGATGCCCGCCAGAAGATTGCCCGCAATGTCCGGCAATAGCGGACCCTCAAGTGACAGGCTCGCGCTTCCGCCACCTTGCAGCAACGCAAAGTCCATCGCAGCGATGCCACGACGGGCGCTGTCACGGACCGCGGCGTACTCGTTCGCGTACGTCGGGTCCGATGTGACCGGCAGAACCTTCGTGGCTGGCACCGCGGTTCCCCACGTCGATTCCTTGCCAAACTGGACTTTCGTTGTGCTAAGGATTGGCATCGGTTGCCTCCGGGGTCGGCGTCACGACCGTGTTGGTTGACGATGCGTCCGTCGATGGCACGTCCTGCCATCCGGCACGACGCAGATCGTCGGCGTCGATTTCGTCAATGTTCCACGCGCCACCCTTCGGCTCGTAGGCGCGTGGTCCTATCGACACACGCGTCACGTCCGACTCCGCGGGCGGTTGCAATTTCACGGCCATTGTCAAGCCTCCACCCACGTTGTCGCGTGGTACAGATCGCATTCGAGCGTCAGATCCGCGCCCATGAATTCGTTCCCGTTGTATTCAACCATACCGATTGTGGCACGCGTCAGGCGGACCTGACGGACGGTGTTCGCCAGATCCTGATTGGCTGCGATCAGCGCCCGGTACGCGTCCACGAATGCCAGGACGGCAGGATGCGCGCGTGCCATCGTCGGCAGGTTGGTCAGGTACATCACTGTGATGGTGGCCTGCTCGTATTGGAACCCCGTCGGCACCTGTCCGAATGGGTACTGATCGAACGTTGACGACGACCAGTGATGCACGACGGCCGGAAGTGCGGCGAGTTGTTCCGGCGGTTGGCTGAATATCAGGCTCGCCCGGACGTCGAGCGCCACGGTCGCAGCCTTGGCGACGGTTCCGAGTTGCGTCAGGGCATCCACGACCGTCATGTCAGCGACCTTGCGATCTGCGCAAACTTTGCCTCGACCGCCTTGGTTTCCTTGGCGACACTTCGCCGGATGACCGCCTTCATGGTCGGAATCGCCTTGGATATCCATCCAAGCGTCGACTGTCCGGCGCGTGACGCCGAAGTACCGACGCCGTCGGCACTATAGTGATATCCGGACTCGCTCCGTCCCTTGATCTTCTTCGCGTAATTCAGCGCCCACCCATACCGGAACCCGTCAGGACTAATCCCCGCACCGGCCGAAACGCTACCCATCTGCGGCTTGGAATTGCCCTTGACGTCAAAGTAGCGCTGCTTCACTGCGGACAACAACGCGCCGGACCGCTCCGGCACCAACGCCGTAATGCGCTTTGCGCCTTGCGCTGTCGCCGACTGGATGACGCGACGCATCGCATCGCGGTACACCGCGTCGCCCCCGAGCGCCTTGCTGATGCCCCGGAGTCCCGTGATATCGACGCGAATCGTGTTGCGACCACGCGATGCCATCAGGCCGCACCCAGTCCGCCACCGTGGCGATACGGTTCAAGCATTCGCCGGACCATCGGATGCAGGCCCGCCTGGATGATCGGTCCGCTGAACTCCGCGCCCCCGGTGATCGGCGCGCCACCGCTGACTTGCTGGCGATACACGAGCGAGGATTGCATGATGCAAGCCTCTTTGACCACAAGCGGTGCCGTTGCGCCATACCCGTACGTCGCGACAACCTGGACGCCCCGTTCGTGCATCGGGAAAAGGTTCGATGACAACGGCGACAGGATGACCTGTGTGTACGCCTTGCCCTTGCCGCTCGCGTTGAATGGCGACGCGTACGCTGTGGTGATTGACGAATACGTCGACCAGTCGCCCGCGCTGTCATATGCCACCGAGGTCAGGGTCGTGAACGGATCGGTATTGACCGTCCACGGCCCTGTCGCGCGGTAATAGCGGGTCTGACTCAACGGTTGTAGATCCGCACCGGCAAAGTCATCTATCTGCCTGGACACAGCGTGGACGATCCGGTCAATCCGGTCGTTATCCACGCTGTCCGTTATGCCGAGTTCCAGTTTGACCTCGGCCACGGTGCAGTAAATGTCAGTCGGCATCGGATGCTCCTACGACGCTGGGTGAACGTACAACTTGACAGGGTTATAGGTGGTCGTGTTTGCAGCCACCAATCGCCCGCCCGTCCGCTGGAAGGCGTAGTAGCCCGTCTGAAGTGCATCTGCGTACCGCTCGGTCATGCGAACGAGTTGCACGCCGGTGACGTCACGGATCACGTACTTGGAGAAGTCACCGAACGCGATTGACTTCCCCGACGCGGCTGCGGTTGGAACGTCGTTGTTGACGACAATTGGGTAGCCCATCAGCATGTCCGGCTGGCCCATCTGCACGGCTGGTTCCCAAAGTGGCCGGGACTGCCCGTCAACGAGTTTGCGCACGATGGCGACGGTTGCGTCCTTCATCATCCACTTTGCGTTCTGGCGATACGCCGAGTCGACCGAATAGACGAGGTCCACAAGGTCGGCATACAGCACGGTCGTGGTCTGGCCTGCGGCCCCGGTCTTGCCGGTAGCAGCCCCGACGATGACGCCGTACGGCTGACTTGATCCGGTACCCGTCGTCCAGTGCGCGTTCTGCGCGCGCCCAAGACGCTCGCCGAGCGCGTTCGCGATGAACTGGTCAAGAGGGAACTCGCTGTCCTGAAGCAACTGATTGGACACCAGGACCAGTCCCGAGGTGTACATGTAACTTGAAACCGTCAACTGACCAAACGTCATCGCGCTTTCGGAGATCGCGCTGTTTTCGGAGAGGATCGAACCGCTGACGCCGGTCTCGTCAACCGTCGGCAGCAGAAGGTCCGCGCCGGACTGTGTCGGGTAGACGGTTGATACCGAAAGCATCCCGCCGAACGCGCGACGGGCGGCCTCAATGCCGGAACCGAACTCGTAATTGACGAGATACCCACCGGCGGTCGTAGTTCCGACGGACTGTGCGCGACCCTCGGCCAGACGCTGACGGTTGTAGGCGCGGAGTTCAGGATCGAGGTTCTCGTCAGTTCCGCGCAGCCACGCGTTGAACGCGCGCTTCTGCGCCTCGATTGACAGGCCCGCGCCGGTTGACGCCTTGCGCTCTTCGGTCTCAACAACGGAACCGCGCAGCGCGGTTTCCTCGGCTGCAAGACGCTGCGCCTTGCCAAGCGCGTCGATGCGCCGGTCAAGTGCGGACAAGTCCTTGTCCAGTGCCTCGAAACGGGTTTCGGCCTGTCCGTCCCAGTTGGCCTGGTCCTCGACGATTGCGCGCATTTCCAGCGCCAGCCGATTACGACTGTCGCGGAGTTCAGTAAGGTTTGACGCCATTGTGCTGCTCCTAGAGGCTGGTGACGCGTACCCGCGCACGGGCAAGCGTCAGTGTGGTTGACCGCGGATTGGTCAGGATTGCTGGCACCCGGACGGACCGGACCGCCACCGACGTTTGCTGGTATGCGGGGTACGTCACCGCCGAAACGTCAAACAAGTCGCAATCAAGCAACTCGCGCACGTACCCCGTCGATCCCGATCCGGACCAGCGGTCCGTCACTGCCCGGAATGCGAACGACGCCTGATTGACGTCCCCGCGCCGGACCAATTCCACGACGTCGCGACCCAGACTCGTGTCCGGTAACAGGCACGAGAAGTAG